AACCAAAATAAAAGACCTATTTCAAAAAGTCGTAAATCGACCCCTCGCCCGCGCGATGTCACACCTGACGCACTCGCCCTCAAAAACCCGGATTCTTGCCCCATTTGACCCATTGGGTCATGCGCCTGGTAACCCATTGGGTGATGCACTGACCCAGCGGGTAACAATGACCCACAGGGTTAGTGCGTCACTTGTGACTGATGTCACACTGACCCAGCGGGTCATGGATTAGCTGAAGGATTGACTGACCCAGCGGGTTAGGGTGTCACTGGGTTCGCGGGTACTGCGTAGGCGCCTAGGGTTTACCCTGGTGCAGGGTGTCGCGGCTCCCGAGGGGAAGGGGGTAGGGCCGACGAGCCAGAGGTCACGGTAGCGGCGGTACCAGACAAAATTTTTATAAAATTTCTTATTGACCCACAGACCCAATGGGTTCAGTACCACTCATGACACACAAATCCATCCCCGTGCTAGACTCACGACCACTATGGACACACCACATCAGCAATCCGTAGGCGCAGATGTCACACTGCTACCAGACTGGCTGGACCCCGCGCCTCCAACTCCGAAACCCTCACCAGAGGGCAAAGCACTCGTACTCGTACAGTATGAGCAGGTCTTCATGCGAGCCATCGACTCGATTGCCCACGGCATGTCGCTGTCCCAGGTGCTGCGGGATGACCAGCGGGACATCGACTACAACGACTTCTACCGGTGGATCAAGAAAGACCCGACCCGCAAGCAACTGTTCGACGAGGCTCAGGAGATGCGCACGGAGTTCATGGCTGGCGAGATCATTGAGATTGCCGATGCCGATGACTCGCTGGAAGATGTCAACCGGTCCAAGCTCAAGATTGACACTCGTAAGTGGCTCATGGGAGCGCACAACCGTAAAAAGTACGGCGCGACGACCAACATCGAGTTGACCGGTGGGATCAGCATCACCGATGCCCTGAGTGCTGCTCGGGCCCGTATCGTCGAAGCCGAGGTGATTGATGTGGAGCCAAGGACAGACTGATGCAGAAACCGATTTACTCTCCAGAGGACGAACAGACCCTGATGACTCAGTTGTGGAGTTCGCAGGTTGCAGACAACCCTGAGACGTTTGTTTTGTTTGCGTTCCCGTGGGGGCAGAAGAACACCCCACTCGAACACTTCAAGGGACCACGGGCCTGGCAGAGGAGGGCACTGCGTAAGATTGCCGAGCACATCAAAGAGAACCGGGGCAAGCTGGACATGGACGCGCTCAGGCGCTCGGTAAGTTCGGGCCGGGGTATCGGCAAGTCGGCACTGGTGTCGTGGCTCATCCTGTGGATGCTGTCAACCCGGATAGGCTCGTCCGTCATCGTGTCGGCTAACAGCGAGAACCAGTTGAGAACGGTGACCTGGGGTGAGTTGACCAAGTGGGTCACCATGAGCATCAACTCGCACTGGTGGGAGCCGAGTGCTACCAAGCTGGTACCTGCTGCGTGGTTGACTGACCTGGTCGAGAGAGATCTGAAGAAGGGCACCCGGTACTGGGCCGCTGAGGGCAAACTGTGGTCCGAGGAGAACCCAGACTCGTATGCCGGTGTCCACAACCATGACGGCATGATGGTGATCTTTGACGAGGCCAGCGGTATCCCTGATGGGATCTGGTCAGTGGCGGCTGGCTTCTTTACGGAGAAGATTTTGGACAGGTACTGGTTCGCGTTCAGTAACCCACGGCGCAACACCGGGTACTTCTTCGAGACATTCCACAGCAAACGGGACTTCTGGGACGGCGAGATCATCGACGCCCGGACAGTCGAGGGCACCGACAAGGCGGTGTATGACCAGATCATTGCCGAATACGGCGAAGACTCCATACAGGCCCGTGTCGAGGTGTACGGCGAGTTCCCTGCGGCCGGTGAAGACCAGTTCATCTCGCCCGTGGTGGTCGAGGATGCGTTCAAACGGCCACTGTACAAGGACATGACAGCCCCGATCGTGATCGGCGTGGATCCGGCCCGGGGCGGCATGGACAGCACCGTGATCTTGGTGCGCCAGGGGCGGGACATCGTGTCCATCAAGCGCCTGAAGGGCGAGGACACCATGAGCGTGGTGGGTCATGTGATCGACGCCATCGAGGAGTTCAAGCCTGTGCTCACGGTGATCGACGAGGGTGGCCTTGGATATGGCATCCTTGACAGGCTCACCGAGCAGCGGTACAAAGTGCGCGGGGTGAACTTCGCATGGAAAGCCAAGAACCCGGTCATGTGGGGCAACAAACGCGCTGAGATGTGGGGTGCCATGCGCGACTGGCTCAAGACAGCTTCGATTCCCGCCGACAGGCAGCTTAAGAACGACTTGGTGGGCCCGATGAAGAAGCCCAACTCGGCCGGGACCATCTTTTTGGAAGGTAAAAAAGAGATGAAATCGCGTGGATTGGCCTCTCCAGACGCTGCCGATGCGCTGGCCGTGACGTTTGCATTTCCCGTGGCAAGCCGTGGGGAGTACAATTCCCGTAACACATCGCGCAGGATCAATGCTGATCGCAGTGCGGTATCAACAGGATGGATGGGATCATAAGATGGCTACCAAACCCGGACTCTATGCCGCAATTCACGCTAAACAGGCTCGCATCAAGGCCGGTTCTGGTGAGAAAATGAACAAAGTGGGCAGCAAAGCAGCGCCCACCGCCAAAGACTTTAAAGAGTCCGCCAAGACTGCCAAAAAGGCCAAAAAATGACCCTCCGCGCAATGCAAAACTGCCTCATCATCGAGCGCGATGTTGAGAAACACCCGATGTTTGAGCTACTTTCAACAGAGCAGCAGGAAACCGGGATTGTCGTGGCCGCAGGCCCAGACTGCAAAGAACTCAAAGTCGGCGACCACCTGTATTTTGGCGTTGGGCAAGAGTTCACGTATGATCGCAAGAATTACGTTGTCATGCGTGAACCTCACGTTTTAGGAGTCTTGAATGGCTGATCCAACTGGCATGGTTGCCGCTGCTGCTGTGGCAAACGGCGGCAAGCCTGCGAAAAGCGCATCCGACATATTGGCAACCGCACGGGCCCGGCTCGATCTGGCGGTTTCCGCGCTGTCCGAGTCGCGTGAGGACGAAATCGACGACCTGCGGTTCTACGCAGGCTCCCCCGACAACCACTGGCAGTGGCCTGCTGACGTGCTGGCAACTCGTGGTGCCGTGCAGGGCCAGACCATCAACGCCCGTCCTTGCCTGACCATCAACAAGCTCCCGCAGCACGTTCGCCAAGTCACCAACGACCAGCGTCAAAACCGCCCAGGGGCCAAAGTGATCCCGGTGGACGACAGAGCCGATGTGCAGGTTGCCGAGATTTTCAACGGCATGATTCGGCACATCGAGTACATCTCGGACGCCGATGTGGCCTACGACACGGCCTGCGAGAACCAGGTGTCCTACGGCGAAGGCTACTTGCGTCTGCTGACCGAGTATTGCGACGAGAACACATTCGACCAAGACATCAAGATTGGCCGGGTGCGTAACAGCTTCTCGGTCTACATGGACCCCACGATCCAAGACCCAACGGGCGCAGACGCCAAGTGGTGCTTCATCACCGAGGATGTCACCAAGGCTGAGTTTCACCGCCTGTACCCTGATGCCACGCCCATCACGACCCTTCAGTCACTGGGCGTGGGCGATCAATCGATCAGCAACTGGCTCAATGAGGACACGATCCGCATTGCCGATTACTATTACATCGACTACGACAAAGCCACGTTGAACCTGTACCCAGGCAACATGACTGCGTTTCAAAACACCCCGGAAGACCGCGAACTTCGCGCCGTCTACGGCAAGCCCAAGCGCTCACGCGAGGCTGACCGCCCACGGGTCAAGTATTGCAAGATCAACGGCTACGAAATCCTTGAAGAACGCGAGTGGGCTGGCAAGTGGATTCCGGTGATCCGCATTGTCGGCAACGAATTTGAGGTTGATGGCCGTCTGTACGTGTCGGGCTTGGTGCGTAATGCCAAAGACGCCCAGCGCATGTACAACTACTGGGTGTCCCAAGAAGCCGAGATGCTGGCGCTGGCCCCTAAAGCCCCGTTCATTGGCTACGGTGGTCAGTTTGAGGGCTACGAGGAGAAGTGGAAGACCGCCAACACCCAAAACTGGCCCTATCTGGAGGTCAATCCTGACGTTACAGACGGCCAAGGTGCAGTTCTTCCGTTGCCTGCTCGAGCACAGCCCCCAATGGCCTCATCGGGCCTTTTGCAAGCCAAATCGGGTGCGGCCGAAGACATCAAGGCCACGACAGGCCAGTACAACGCATCGCTGGGCATGGGTTCCAACGAACGCTCCGGCAAAGCCATTTTGGCCCGTCAGCGCGAAGGCGATGTGGGCACCTACCACTACGGCGACAACCTCGCCCGGGGTGTGCGCCATGTGGCCCGTCAACTGGTGGACCTGATTCCCAAGATTTACGACACCCAGCGTATCGCCCGAATCATTGGTGAAGACGGCGACACCAAAATGGTCAAGATCAACCCCGATCAAGAGCAGCCGGTCAACAAAATCGTTGACGAGCGCGGCATTGTCATCGAGAAAATCTACAACCCCGGTGTCGGCAAGTACGATGTGGTCGCTACAACCGGCCCAGGCTACGCCACCAAGCGCCAAGAGGCTCTTGAGGGCATGGCCCAGTTGCTCCAAGGCAATCCTGAGTTGTGGAAAGTGGCTGGCGACCTGTTTGTCAAGAACATGGACTGGCCCGGTGCCCAAGAGATGGCAAAACGTTTTGCCAAGACCATCGATCCGCAGTTGCTGTCCGACAGCGACGAGAACCCAGCGTTGCAGGCTGCACAGCAGCAAATCGAAGCGATGGGTCAGGAAATGGAACAAATGCACCAGATGATCCAGAACGTGGGCAAGTCCATCGAGGTGCAAGAGCAGCGCCGCAAGGACTACGAAGCCGAGATCAAGGCTTATCAGGCCGAGACTCAGCGCATCACGGCCACTCAGGCTGGCATGAACGAGCAGCAAATTCAGGACATCGCAATGGGCGTGGTTGCTGCGGCAATGGAATCCAACAGCCAGCTTGGTGGCATCCCTGAGATGCCGGGTCAAGAGATGGACGTTGGCATGATGGAGCAGCCCGTGCCCCCTGAAGGAGCCATGCAATGAACGCCTCGCAATTGGTAGGAACGCTGTTTCTGGGCCGCAATGTGGCCCATTCAGTGCATCTAAACACCCGCAGCTACAGCAAACATGTAGCGTTGCAGGCGTTTTACGACGAAGTCGTTGATTTTGCCGATAAGTTTGCCGAGGCGTATCAGGGCCGTCATGGATTGATTGGTCCAATCGCCATTCCAGCGGCCAAGAAGACCACCAACATCATCGAGTTTTTGCAAGATCAGCTTGATGAAATCGAAAAAGGTCGGTACGAGGTCTGTGACAAGACAGACACACCGATCCAGAACATCATCGACGAGATCGTCGGGCTGTATTTGTCAACTCTCTACAAGTTGAGGTTTTTGGCATGACAACCCCATACATCTCGCAAACGCAGTACGGTAAAAATGAAGATTTCAATCTTCAGGTGGCCCGTGGTCAAGTGCAAGGGCACAGCACTGTCAATATTTACGGCTACCAGCCTGCAATCAGCACAACATTTGTGCCAGTGTGGGAGAACGTGACGGCATATACGTACCCTGTGGCCGCAATAACAATGTACTTGTCAGGTACTGCTGGTGACACTGCACAAATCACGATTGTGGGACTTGATGCCGGGTACAACGTGATTTCTGAGGCTGTCACCCTCAACGGCGCAACTGCTGTTGCAACCGTCAACCAGTATTTCCGAATCAACAGCATGTTTGTGTCTGTTGGAAGCGCAACCAACCCTGCCGGAGTGGTTTATCTAAAAAACCAAGCAGGCACTGTGACATACGCGCAAATCAATACCGGCGTTGGTCGAACACAGGCTGCCATTTACACCGTACCCGCAGGGTTCACGTATTTCTTGCAGCGAGTTAACATTTACACTTCGCTCAACGGCAATGATTACTGCACCTATCAGAACAAGACTATCAGTCCGGCCGGGGTGGTGCAATTGACGCAGCAGGCACCGTTTGCCATCAACTATGATGTGCTGCGTGTAATGCCCAGACCGTTTCTTGAAAAAACGGACATCCAGTTGATGTGCAAAATTCAAACTGGTACTGGCGCGGTAGCTGTTTCGCAAGAAGGCTATCTGATCAAAAACTCAACAGGATATTAATCATGGCACTCTACAAACAAGGCAACGCAGACGCCCAGATCAAGATCGGCGGCGGCAAGCTGTTCGGCGTCTTTGTGTCCACCACAACTGCTGGCACTTTCACGCTGTATGACAGCGCAACTGCCAGCACCAGCGACCCCAAAATTGCAGCTACCGTGACCGTTGTAGCAGGTGGTCAATATCTGAGCTTTCCTGCTGGCATTTGGTTCAGCAAGGGTCTGTTTATCGACATTGCCAACGTCATCGAATACACGGTTGTTTACGACTAAGATTTTCCGATGTAATATCGGGCAAACCGTACTGGTTCGGTAAACCAGGGATTCAATAGAATCAAAAATGACTGATGAAGTCCAAGCCTTAGCGGAAGTTGACTCCGCGCCTGCACCAGAAGTGACGGCCACTCCTGAGAATGCTGTAAACGCGCCGGAAGTCGCTGAAAATCAACCCGAGACAACCGAGGAGAAGAAATACTCCCAGGCTGAAATCGACGCGATGATCGGCAAACGCCTCGCAAGAGAGCAACGTAAATGGGAACGAGAGCAAGCACAGCGATCTGCCGAAACGCAAATCGTGAAAGCTGCGCCAACTGCGTCCGTTGACCAGTTTGAAAGCCCTGAAGCCTATGCGGAAGCACTGGCCTACCAGAAAGCTGAAGAACTGATTGCCAAGCGTGAAGCAGCCAAACAGCACTCCGCTGTTCTCGAAAGCTATCAAGAACGTGAAGAAGCAGCACGGGACAAGTACGACGACTTCGAGCAAGTTGCCTACAACCCCAAGCTCCCAATTACTGACGTGATGGCCGAAACGATCCAGTCTTCGGACATTGGCCCCGAGTTGGCTTACTACCTCGGCACCAATCCCAAAGATGCGGAGCGTATCTCACGCATGTCGCCACTCAGTCAGGCAAAGGAAATCGGGAAGATCGAAGCCAAATTGGCCGCTGAACCTCCCGTGAAACGTACAACGTCAGCGCCTGCGCCGATTTCACCTGTCACCGCACGATCCTCTGGATCACCGGCCTACGACACCACGGACCCACGGTCTATCAAGACCATGTCGGATTCGCAGTGGATTGAAGCTGAACGTGCAAGGCAGATGAAGAAGCTGCAAGCAATGGCAAATCGCTAATTTTTAAAGGACTTTTGAAATGTCAAACAGCATTCTTACCATTGACATGATCACCCGCAAAGCGCTGGAGATCCTGGAAAACAACCTCGTGTTGACCCGCAACGTGAACCGCCAGTACGACGACAGCTTCGCTGTTGAAGGTGCCAAAATCGGTTCTACACTGCGTATCCGTTTGCCCGACCGCGCTCTGGTAACTGACGGTGCCGCCCTGCAAGTTCAGGACGACAACGAACAGTTCACCACTCTGACTGTCGCCAACCAAAAGCACATCGGTGTCAACTTCACATCTGCTGAATTGACCATGCAATTGGACGACTTCGCAGAGCGTGTGTTGAAGCCTCGTATCAGCCAGTTGGCCTCCAGCATTGATGCTGACGTTGCCAACGCATACAAGACTATCGGCAACTCCGTGGGCACCCCTGGCTCCACTCCTTCGACTTCTTTGGTGCTGTTGCAAGCCCAGCAGAAGCTGAACGAGAACGCTGCCGTGATGTCTCCACGTTACGCCACCGTCAACCCTGCCGCCAACGCTGGTCTGGTTGAAGGCATGAAAGGTCTGTTCAACCCTACCGACACCATCAGCAAGCAGTTTAAGAACGGCATGATGGGCACTGGCGTGTTGGGTTTTGACGAGATCAACATGTCTCAGTCGATCAAGCAGCACAGCACTGGTACCCGCGCTGCCACTGGCAACACCACCGGTGCTGCTGTGACCGCCGAAGGCGCAACCACACTGACGCTGACTGTTGGCTCCGGTGAAACCATCGCCGTTGGTGACGTGTTCACTATCGCTGACTGCTTCGCTGTGAACCCACAGACCCGTGAATCCACTGGTTCGTTGTTCCAGTTCGTGGCCTTGGCTTCTTCGACCACCACCACAACTGCCACTGTGACCGTTGCCCCGATCTACTCGGCCAGCCACGCTTTGGCTACTGTGAGCGCTTTGCCTGGTAACAGCAAGGCTGTCGTGTTTGTTGGTGCAGCTTCCAGCCAGTACGCCCAGAACTTGGTGTACCACAAGGATGCCATCACCTTTGCCACTGCCGACCTGTTGCTGCCACAAGGCGTTGACATGGCCGCCCGTGCCGTTCACAACGGTATCAGCTTGCGCGTTGTTCGTCAGTACGACATCAACAACGACCGCCTGCCTTGCCGTATTGACGTTCTGTACGGCTACAGCACGATCCGTCCTCAAATGGGCGTTCGCCTGTGGGGCTAAACTGAAACGGGGGCTTCGGCCCCTGTTTCTCGTATCTCAATTTTGAAAGGAAATTATCATGGCTCTCCCTAATGGCGCAGGCGGTTATCAAGTTGGCGATGGCAACATCGGCGAAGCCCAACTGTTCGTGCAAGGTGCTCCTACAGCACTGACCGCAGCAGCAACTCTGACAGGCGCTCAACTCGCAAACGGCCTGTTCACATACACTGGCGCGGCTGTTAACCTGACTTTGCCCACCGTGGCATTGTTGGAAGCTGATGTGTCCAGCGCATCCAAAGTAAACGCTGCATTTGACTTCACCATCATCAACATTGGCGGCACCAACGCTGCAACCCTCGTGGTTGGCACAGGTTGGACCATTGTTGGTGTGGCTGCGGTTTCTGCAAACACTTCCGGCCAGTTCCGCGCCCGTAAAACCGGCGATGGTTCTTGGACTGCATATCGCGTTGCCTAAACCTAAACGGGGGCTTCGGCCCCTGTTTTTCTAAAAGGACAAATCATGCCTAACACCAAACCGATTGGCGTTGCTTACGAAGACCAGCAACTGGACGGCGCAGTTATGGGTAAAACTGGCGGTACCGCTGCTTTTTACGGCGTAACCCCAGTCACCCAAGCTGCCGCTATCACGGCTGTCACCAATACCGCAACAGGTACTGAGTTGGCAACCGCCATCAATGCACTTCGCGTTGCATTGAAAAACATTGGCATCACTGCCTAAGTTTAAGACCCCCTCGGGGGTCTTTTTAAATTATGTCCATAATCTATCTCACACACCCCCTGCACGGCGCAAAAGTTGCCACAATGGAACTTGAGGCCGAAGCTGATGAACAAAACGGCTGGTCACGGTACAATCCAGAAACGCCTTCGGACTCCGAAGATGCGGCTCCCGTGAACGCACTCGGGACAAAACGCAAATACACTCGCAAGGTCGTAGAGACTGAGGCAGCACCCGAAGGAGTTTAAGCATGGCATCTGCCATCTACGCCATTGTCAACAATGTCACTTGTGACATGTATGTTGGATCTGCTGTGGCCGTTAATCGCAGATGGTCTTCTCATCGTCGGGATTTAGCCAAACAATGCCATTACAACACCCGACTTCAACGGGCTTATGACAAGTACGGCAAAGATGTTTTTGATTGGGAAATTGTTCAATTTGTCGATGACAAAAGTAAGTTAATCGACCGCGAACAGTTTTGGATCAACTTTTTTATTCCTGCATACAATGGTCGCCCGGTCGCCAACTCCCCTTTAGGAACAAAACATTCAGCGGAAACACGGGCTAAAATGAGCGCGTCCGCAAAAAAGAAAGTGTTCACGGAAGAACACAAGCAAAATATTTCAAACGCCAAAAAAGGCATTTGCACAACATCGGAAGAACAGAAAAAGCGGTTGTCTGAGCTAAACAAGGGCAAAGTTTTTTCCGCTGAATCACGAGCAAAAATTAGCGCCACCAGTATTGGCAGATATCATACTGACGAGGCAAAGCAAAAAATTTCAGTTGCCAACAAAGCGCGATGGGCGGCCATAAAGGGGAATGTTAAATGACGACTTATACGGCGGGTAACCAGATAAACAGAGCACTTCGACTGCTTGGTATTCTTGCCGAAGGTGAAACGCCATCTGCGGCCATGTCCCAAGACGCCTTGATGGCGATGAACCAGATGATTGAAAGCTGGAACATCGAGCGTCTGTCTG